ACTGAACATTGTTATACATTAAAGGCACTTAAAGATGTGATGGATGAATATCCTGATGATCATCTTAAAATATACCTATACTTATTCTACATGTCTTGTCCTAATCCGGATCTAAACCCATTCTTTTTTACTCCTGACGTAGATAAAGAATCTTTAATCCTGGATCAAATTGGAGCAGAGTTTTCTACTGAAGATAAAACAATCTTTGTGGCATTACAGTTTTGCCAGAGAATGTATGAAACACCTACATTCAGAGCATACAAAGGAATTGCAGCCATGTTAGATAGATTAGGAAGATATATGGAAAATACTCCTATTACACACGGTAGAGATGGTAGTATAAATTCAATGGTTGCTGCAGCTAAAAACTTTGAGCAGATTAGAACATCTTTCAAGGGAGTATATAAAGATCTACAAGAAGAACAATCAAGTAGAGTTAGAGGTGGTATGGGATTAGCATATGATTCATAATGGACGAATTTTGGAATGACATACCTACGTGGGATAATGGTAAATGGACCCATACAAACTTTGAATCTAGAGATGACTTTAGAACATTTGTCATAAGTGTATTCAAAGAACCTGGTAAATACAACTTTAATCAAGATGCTGCTAATATCTTCAATGAGCAATCTACATTATTTAGGAACAATAAAGTGTATTGTACTGCACCTTTTAAGTCAAAAGATTTTATAAATTACTGGGATGACCAGAAAGATAAATGCCGTAAAGGTGTTATAGTAAGATCAGGTAATGAGATTTGGTATCTTACAAGAGACTACTATATGTGGTTAAACTTCTTACCAATCTTTGATAAAGAACAACAGAAGTTTGACTTTGCTAAAATACGTGATGCTCAGTACCACATGGCTTTATATGAACTTCTAGCAGAACTTCATTTTAAACATGCTGCAATACTTAAGAAACGTCAGATTGCATCTTCTTACTTTCATATGGGTAAGTTCATAAACCAGTTGTGGTTTGAATCAGGAGTTACCCTTAAAGTAGGAGCTAGTCTTAAAGATTATATCAATGAGAAAGGATCTTGGAAATTCTTAGATGAGTATGCAGCATTCTTAAATGAACATACTGCTTGGTACCGTCCTATGAATCCAAGTAAGGTTATGATGTGGCAGCAGAAGATTGAGGTAAGAAAAGGAGATAGAAAAACAGAAGTTGGTCTTAAAGGTACTATACAAGGTATGTCATTTGAGAAAGATCCAACAAATGGTGTAGGGGGTCCGGTTAAATACTTCTTTCATGAAGAGGCAGGTATTGCTCCTAAGATGGATAAAACATACGGATATATTAAACCTGCACTTAAGTCAGGTATGATTACTACAGGAATGTTTATTGCTGCAGGATCTGTGGGTGACTTAGATCAGTGTGAACCTCTTAAAGATATGATCCTTAACTCAGAAGCAAATGATGTTTATGCAGTAGATACTGATCTTATAGATAAGAAAGGTACTGTAGGTACATCAGGTTTATTTATTCCTGAGCAATGGTCTATGCCGCCTTATATTGATGAGTATGGTAATTCACTTGTAGAAGATGCATTAAAAGCATTAGATGAATACTTTGAGCAATGTAAGAAGAAGATGTCTCCAGAAGCATATCAGCTAGAAGTATCTCAGCATCCTAGAAATATAGAAGAAGCATTTGCTCATAGGAAAGTATCTATATTTCCTCAGCATCTTGTGTCTGCACAATTGAAACGTATAGGAGAGAAAGAATACTCTTATGAGTTTGTTAATCTTACAAGAGATGAAAATGGTTTACCAAAAGCTACAGAGACAAGTAAACTACCTATATCTGAATTTCCTATATCAAAGAAGACTGAAGATAAAACAGGATCAATTGTAGTATGGGAGAGACCAGTTAGAGATCCTAGCTTTGGTACCTACTATGCATCTATTGACCCCGTGTCAGAAGGTAAAACAAATACATCAGACTCATTATGTTCAATCTATGTAATGAAAGCACCAATAGAAGTTACCAAACATGTCAATGGTGAAATAGAAAGTTATATAGAACAGGATAAGATAGTAGCAGCCTGGTGCGGTAGATTTGATGATATAAAGAAAACTCATGAGAGATTAGAGTTACTTATTGAATGGTATAATGCATGGACGGTAATAGAGAACAACATCTCTCTTTTTATCCAGTATATGATATCAAGAAAGAAGCAAAAGTATCTAGTACCAAAGAGTCAGATTCTATTCTTAAAAGATCTAGGTGCAAATGCTAATGTATTCCAGGAGTATGGTTGGAAAAATACCGGTGTACTTTTCAAGTCACATCTCTTAAGTTATGTTATTGAATATACTAGAGAAGAATTAGATACTGTAACTAAGGAAGATGGTACTATAGTAAAGACACATTATGGTATTGAAAGAATACCTGATCCCATGTTACTTAAAGAAATGCAAGCATATGTTGAAGGACTCAACGTGGATAGGCTTGTTTCATTCTCAGCACTGATTGCTTTTATGAAAATACAGCAATCAAATAGAGGATTTGCTAAAAGAACTATAATGGATGAAGCCTCTAAAAACTTGCAAAAGTCAGAAAATTTATATAAATTATCTCATAGCCCTTTCCGTCACATGGGAAAAGGGTCAGCTTTTGGTGGACAAGGATTTAAGAGGTCTCCCTTTAAAAACTTTAAATAAAAATTATGGAGGTATATAATGCACTTCAGTTAAAAAAAGGAGCTAAAGTAAAACATAATAGGATGGGTAGTATTACCCAACCTTTACAATTTTTACCAAAATCTGAAAAAGACCAAGAGTGGGCAGCATGGAATCTAGACTGGTTAGAATGGAATGGTCTTAAGCAGATTAGATACAATGCCCGCAGACTTATGAAAAACTATAAACTTGCTAAAGGTATTATAGATAAGTCAGATTATATTATTGAAGAAGATAACGAGTATAGAGATATAGTTGAAACACTTACAAAAGAAGATAACTCAGCATTAGAATTAAAGTTCTATCCTATTATTCCAAATGTTATTAATGTTCTAGTAGCAGAGTTTGCTAAGAGATCTACTAAACTTACTTACCGTGCAGTAGATGAGTTCTCATATAATGAGATGATGGAACAAAAGAGAGCTGCTGTAGAAGAAGTTCTTTTAGCAGATGCTAAGATGAAGATTGTTTCTGCTCTAATGCAACAAGGATTAGATCCTGCTTCAGAAGAGTTTCAACAAGAAATAAGTAATGACAAACTTAAAACTCTTCCTGAGATAGAGTCTTTCTTTAAGAAAGATTATAGATCTATGGTAGAACAGTGGGCTACCCATCAGCATAAAGTTGATGTAGAAAGATTTAAGATAGATGAGTTAGAAGAAAGAGCATTCCGTGATTCACTTATTACAGATAGAGAGTTCTGGCATATGAGAATGATGGAAGATGATTATGAAGTAGAACTTTGGAATCCAGTACTATCTTTCTATCATAAGTCTCCTGATGCAAGATATTTATCACAAGCAAACTGGGTAGGTAAAACAGACATGTTTACTGTAGCAGATGTTATTGATAGATATGGGTATCTAATGACTGAAGAACAACTTGAAGCATTAGAAGCCATCTATCCTATTAGATCTGCAGGATATAATATTGGTGGTCAACAAAATGATGGTTCATACTATGATGCTACCAAAACTCATGAGTGGAATACTAACCTTCCTTCTCTTGCATACCGTCAGTACACATCTATGGTATCAGGATCTATATTAGAAGGAGGAGATGTTATCTCTCAAATACTTTCTGAAGGAGAAGATTATAATGTTGCCGGTACTGCTTACTTACTAAGAGTATCTACAGCATATTGGAAGTCTCAAAGAAAAGTAGGTCATCTTACTAAAGTTGCAGATAATGGTGAAGTAACTACTGAAATAGTAACAGAAGACTACAAGATTACTGATAAACCAATGTATGATACAAGACTCTTCAAGAATAAGACAAAAGATAACTTAATCTTTGGAGAACATATTGATTGGATATGGATTAATGAAGTTTGGGGAGGAGTTAAGATTGGACCAAACATTCCATCTTTCTGGGGTATGAATAACCCTGGAGGATTCACACCAATCTACATAGGAATAGACAAGAATAAAATAGGACCTTTAAGATTCCAGTTTAAAGGAGATAACTCTATATATGGATGTAAGCTTCCTGTAGAAGGAGCTGTGTTCTCTGATAGAAATACTAAGTCTACTGCACTGATTGATTTAATGAAACCATTCCAGATTGCTTACAATCTAGTCAATAATCAGATTGCAGATATTCTAGTGGATGAACTTGGTACTGTAATTATGTTAGATCAGAATACATTACCGAGACACTCACTAGGAGAAGATTGGGGTAAAGGAAACTTATCTAAAGCATATGTTGCTATGAAGAATTTCCAGATGCTTCCTCTAGATACATCTATTACAAATACAGAGAATGCATTAAACTTCCAGCACTTCCAGAAACTTGATCTATCTCAAACAGAAAGATTAATGTCTAGGATACAACTTGCTAATTACTTTAAGCAACAAGCATATGAAGTAATTGGAGTTAATCCTCAAAGGATGGGTCAACAGTTATCACAGCAAACTGCTACAGGAGTTGAACAAGCTGTTAGTGCATCTTATGCTCAAACAGAAATGTACTTTATACAACACTGTGATTATCTAATGCCTAGAGTGCATCAAATGAGAACAGATGTAGCTCAGTACTATCATTCAACAAAACCTTCTCTCAGACTTCAGTACATGACTTCTGCTGATGAGAAAGTTAACTTCCAGATAAACGGTACAGATCTACTACTAAGAGATCTTAATATATTCTGTACAACAACTGCAAACCACAGAGCAATTCTTGAGCAGTTAAAACAAATGGCACTTAATAACAATACTACAGGTGCTTCTATCTATGATCTTGGTAAAGTTGTACAGTCTGACTCTATTGCTGAACTTAACAATGCACTTAAAACATCTGAAGAGAAAGTTACTCAGATGAAGCAACAAGAGATGCAGCAACAACAGCAAATGCAAGAACAAGCACTTCAAGCAAAAGCTGAAGAACAAAGACTTAAACTTGATCATGATTCTATGGAAGCTGAGAAAAACAGACAAAGAGATTTACTTGTTGCTCAAATTAAATCTGCAGGATACGGTGCTCAGGTAGATATCAATCAGAACCTAGAATCTGATTACTCAGATGCTCTTAAAGAAATTAGAGAGACTGAAGCTTATCAACAACAGATGGATATGGAAAGACAGAAAGAATCTAACCGTAACATGCTTGCTTCTGAGAAAACTCAAATAGAAAGAGAGAAACTTCAGACTCAAAAGGAAATAGCAGATAAGCAACTCCAGATTGCTAGAGAGAATAAAAACAAGTTTGATTCAAATAAACCAACTAACAAAGAGAAATAATTTAGCTATATAATGAGAAAAAAGCTAATGCCTTTTTAAATTTTAGAAGTTTATCTACTGAATTTTCAGTATATTAAATTAAGTAACAAATTAAAACCAACACATATGCAAGACACTAATAGTAGTGCACAAAACCTTGATTCTACAACGGTAGGTCAAGTAGATGTAAATCTTGATGAAATCTTTGGTAGTCCTGGTGCAGAAAGTATAATGTTACCAGAGACTCAAGAAGAAGAAGAAAAAAAGACTGTGTTCTACAAAGAACCAGATGTTGATACTTCGTTCATTGACAAACCTGTTTCAGAAAAAAAACCTGAAACAAGTACTGAAGAAGCAAAGCAAGTTGTAGATGAAACAATTGCTGAGCTAGATGGCTTAATCTCTCAAGAAGAAGAAGCTGGTAATAAAGGAAGACCTAAAGTAGATAAGTCAGGTCTTGCAGAGTTAGCAGTTAAGATGATTGAAGAAGGTACACTAATCCCTTTTGATGATGATAAACCTTTAGAGGATTATACAACAAAAGACTTTAGAGAACTTTTTGAAGCAAACTTCCAAGAGAGAGAAAACAAAGTAAGAGAGTCTACTCCAAAAGAATTCTTCCAGGCTCTACCTGAAGAACTTCAAATTGCAGCTAAGTATGTTGCAGATGGAGGACAAGATCTAAAAGGTCTTTTCAGAACTCTTGCTCAAGTTGAAGAAACATTTGACTTAGATCCATCTATAGAAGCTCACCAAGAAGAAATTGCTAGACAATATCTTTATGCAACAGGCTTTGGAACTCCTGATGAAATTGAATCTGAGATTCAAGATTGGGCAGACATGAATAAACTTTCTCAGAAAGCTAATCAGTTTAAGCCTAAATTAGATAAAATGCAGGAGGAAATTGTTGGTAGAAAACTTGCAGAACAAGAAGCAAGAAAAGACCAACAAGAAAAACAAGCAAGAGTATACATGGATAATGTATATAACACACTTTCTGCAGGAGACTTAGGAGGAGTGAAGCTTGATAAAAAAATCCAAAGCATGCTTTACTCAGGATTGGTACAACCAAACTATCCTTCTATATCTGGTAAAAACACTAACTTATTAGGACACTTATTAGAGAAGTATCAGTTTGTTGAACCAAGACATGACTTAATTGCAGAAGCTCTATGGTTACTTGCAGATCCGGATGGATATAAAGGTAAGGTAAGAGAGCAAGGTTCAAAACAAGCTGTAGAGAAAACAGTAAGACAACTTAAGACAGAAGAACAACGTAAGATTACTTCTTCTACTCAAGATGATGAACCTGCAACAAGAAGATCAACTCAACAAAGAACTATTCCTAGAAATCAAGGAAATATATTTAAACGCTTTTAATTAGTAACAAATACAAACAAATAAACAATGGCAACTCCAGTTTTAAACAATGGTATATTCCTGCGTGATACTGCATATAATGCTACATCACACGTGGATTCATATCACTTAACAAACATGCTGAAGGATGCAGAACCTATGGATCTGGGGCCAGTAGACCTTTGGGCTATGGCACAGAAAGTAGAGATGCCTCTTTACCAGATGTCCTCATTCGGTGGAAAGAATGTTATTATGGTAGACAATGCTCGTGGAGAGTATAAGTGGCAGACTCCTGTCTCTATTGATCTACCTTATATCATTGAAGACATTGAACCAGACAATGATTTCAAAGGTGTTGATGGTAACACTTTCAAAATCAAGATTAACAAACGTGAGTTTGGTCACGGAGATATCTTGACTTATGATAAGTACAATGGTGTGGAGATGTACGTTACACAAGAAGATATTCTTCCTGTAGGAGACGGATTCATCTATACTGTTCAACTTGTTAACAATGATAACTACAAATATCTTGACAACAAGTACTTATCTAACGGTACTAAAGTATTCCGTAAAGGTTCTGCTAGAGGTGAGTATGGTGAAAGATTCTCTGACATCATCACTAATGCAGGATTCCGTGAATTCTACAACTATGTAGGAGGAGCAGAAGCACACGTACATTACTCTATTTCATCACGTGCAGACTTGATGATTAAAGGTGGTATGAATGCAGACGGTACAGTTCCTGTTACTGAGATCTGGAGAACATTTGATAAGAACATTGATCCATCAATCACTTCCCTAGAGGACATGGTTAAAGTTATGGGTAAAGATTCTGTAAAGAAAGCTTTTGATAACGGTAACTTGTCACGTACCTTCCTTACAAATATGGAAGCTGCTCACCTTTCTAAAGTTGCTTCTGACATTGAGACTTACTTGATGTGGGGACAAGGAGGTAGAGTTAAGCAAGATGGTCCAGATGATATCAGATTATCAGTGGGTCTTTGGAAGCAGTTGGATAACTCATTCAAAAGAGTATACAACAAAAATAACTTTACACTTGATTTGTTCCGTGGAGAAATCTATAACTTCTTCAATGGTAAGGTTGAGTTCCAAGGTCCAGATCCAAAAAGATCTCTAGTAGTTCAAACTGGTATGGGTGGAATGAGAATGGTA